AATTTTCTAATGTGGCGTATTTGCGTAGAATCGGCATGATTTCAGACCAGCTTAACGGCGCGTCATTATGTTTTAGTACACGGCTTAAATTAGGCATATTAAGCGCCCCACGACCAACCATTAAAT